TTTTAGATGAGGAAACTAAGTTCAGCATCAAATATGCTGAGGAGGCTGATCAAATCCGTTTTGTAGCGAAATTCAAAATGGGTGTTCAATATGCTTTCCCTGAGGAAATCGTAAAGTTCACTGTATAAATTTAACAGGGCAGGAATTAAGTTTCCTGCCCTATTTTAAAAACTAATTAAATCTTAAAAATATGCCATGTGCTTTAACACAAGGATATACACTAGATTGTAAGGATAGCATAGGCGGTATCAAAGCCGTTTGGTTTATTGCTACTGGCAATGTCTCAGCAGTGACTGAGGTGTCAGGTGTGGTGACTGCTATCACTAAGGCAGCTGGTAAAGTATTCTATAAATATCAATTGGTAAAAAATAGCAGTTCATTGACTGAGAATGTCAATGCGAATGTGCAGAATGGGACTGTTTTCTATGCACAGGAATTGGCTATTGTTTTAAACAAAATGCAGGCAAACACTAGAAATGAAATTCTATTGTTGGCACAAAACAATTTAATGGCTGTAGTTGAGGATGCAAACGGCAAATACTGGTTGTTAGGTAAGCAAAACGGTTTAGACCTTTCTGCTGGATCATCTGCAACAGGTACTGCACAGGCAGACCGTAATGGCTACACATTGACATTCAGCGGTGGTGAGAAAGAACTAGCACCTGAGGTGACTAGCGGAATCATTGCTGGATTGACAGCATAGGCTTTCGTGGTTTTCAATAGTAGGTAGTCGGCCAGTCTCTATTCAGGGGCTGGCTTTTTTTTGTGGTAAAACATACGGCAAAAGCTATTTAACAATATGATATACCTGACAAAAGGCCAAACCAGTAGTGTGATCCTGACTTTAAAGGAAAAGCAAACACTAGCTGCACCAAATTACTTGTTTTACTTTAAGCAAAGGACAAGCAATGATGTAGTGGCTTTTGTGCTTTTGAATAACGCTGACACATCAGCACACAAAGACCGTTTCAATAAGTTCAGCATAAACGCTGTGACACACTTTGCAAATAAATTGGCTGGTGAGTGGGAATATACCATCTACCAACAGACCAGCACTAGCAACACAAATCCTGCCCAGGCTAATGGCTTACTAGAAACAGGGATCATGAGACTAGATGAATCAACATCTTTTGCATTTACCGAATACGAAACCACAAACACATTTAAAGTAAGAGAATGAAAATAACAGATAACATGTACATGCTGTCATTTGCTGAGGCAAAGCAGCCTGAATTTATGGAAAAGAGAGGTGCTGGCTACATTGAGTTTGGCAATAACAATGACTATCCTGGCTACCTTTTAGACATGTACAATAAGAGTGCAAAGCACAATGCTATTGTAAGAGGCAAAGTAAACTACATCACTGGCAATGGATGGGCTACCAAAGAGGCTGATCCTGCTGCTGAGATGTTCATCAAAAAGGCCAATGACTATGAGAATCTGAATGATTTGACTAGAAAGGTGTCTATTGACATTGAGGTATTTGGTGGTGCTTACCTGGAGGTGATTTGGAGTGAGGTGGGTGGCATGCTTACAACTGTGAATCATATTGACTATACAAAGATTAGATCTAACAAAGACAATACATCACCTGTACATTAAAGAATACAGACCAGGGATGGACACCTATTCACTGCCTGGCTACATGGGTGCATTGAATTACATCCTGAGTGATATTGAGGTTTCAAAGCATGTTTTGGGCAATGCTCAGACAGGGTTTTCTGCCAGTAAACTTATCACACTACCAAATGGTGAGCCTAGCAATGAGGAAAAGGGCAACATTGAAAAGCGTTTTGAAAAGCGTTTCACTGGTGCTGATGGCAAAAAGTTCATTTTAAACTTTGTTACTGGTGCAGACAGAAAGGCTATTGTTGAGGATCTAGGCACATCAGATCTGACAAAAGAGGATTTTAGCAGGGTTGATTCTATGATCCAGCAAAACATCTTTGCAGGTCATCAGATCACTACACCATCATTGTTTGGTATTAGTGAGCCTGGAAAGATGGGAACTAGAACTGAGATGAGGGATGGATATGAGATCTTCAAATCTACATACTGCAATGACAAACAGCAATTTTTGGAAAGTGTGTTCAACATGCTTGCAAGATTGAAAGGTGCAACACAGGACATGTACATCCAACCAGTTGAGCCAATAGGCTTTGAGTTCAGTGAAAACATCATTGCCCAGGTAGCACCTAAAGAATGGATTTTGGAAAAGATGGGCATTGATCCTACTAAATACGGCATGCCTACTGATCCAGTAGAACAGCAGCAGGCTGCATCTGTTAATGAGCATTTAAAGGGGCTTAAAGGCAGGGAATGGCAGAACATGCAGAGAATCATCAGAGAGTTCACAAAGGGCAAAATTACCAGGGATCAGGCCATAGCTATGCTGAAAGGTGGGTATGCTTTATCAGATGATGAGATCAACACCTGGCTAGGATCTGATGAGGAAAGTGCATCATTCAGCAAACAGATGTTCAGTGAGGATGAGGTGGTTAGTGTGTTTGCTCAGTTCGGTGAGGATGCAGACAACTATGCTATTTTAAAAAAAAAGAATGTAGGATTTAAGTCTGTTGAACTGTTGGGTGATGATGAGATCATGATGATGGAATTTAAGGATGTGATCCTTAGTGAGATTGAAAAAAATGTGATTGATCTAGTTACTAAAGATAAGAGGATCACACCTGAGGTGATTGCTAAGGTCACAAAGACTGATCTAATAATCATCAATGAGGTGATGAAAAAGCTAGTGGAGAATGGTATACTTAGAGCAAAGGTGGTAGGTGGTACAATTGAAAGGGAGGCAAAAGAGCCACTGAGTAAACTGACACCTGGTGAGCCTGCACAGACTACCAGTTTCAAATTGATGTACAAATATGACTGGGACTATAGGAAACTAGCAGCAGAGGGTGCAAAAGCCAATTCAGCCACATCTAGGTCATTCTGTAAAAAGTTGATGGCTATGAATAAGCTGTACAGCAGATCAGACATCCAACAGCTTAGTGAGAGACTGGGCTACAGTGTGTTTGATCGGAGAGGTGGCTGGTGGACAATGCCAAATGGTGAGCATAGCCCTAGCTGTAGACACACATGGGTGAGTAATGTTGTAATAAAAAAAGATAAATAAGATGAGCAGAAATACACTTTTTATTTCGGTTAAAACTATAAAAGAAAGGACAGGGCTGCATGCCAATGTGGATGAGAAACTGATCCTGCCTGAGATCCTGACAGCACAGGACATGTACATATTGCCAGCACTAGGCACTGGCCTTTACAACAGATTGCAGGATGGCATTGATGCAGGAAACCTGACAGCTGATGAATCAGATCTGCTGGACACCTACATCACAAACTGCCTGGTGTACTATGTGATGAGTGAACTGCCAATGGGACTGTCATATCAGTTTTACAACAAAGGTGTGGTGAGAAAAAGCAGTGACAATACTGATCTGCCATCTGCACAGGACATGATTGATGTGGCCAACAGGTACAGATCCAGGGCTGAATTTTACGGCCAAAGGCTAGTTAAATATTTGAAACAGGTGGCAACTACTGTCAAATTTCCTTTATACAACAGCCCAGGGATAGGTGTGGACATCATCAGACCTGAGAGAGATTCATACACAACCACTATTTGGTTGGGTGATGACTACTGCTGTAAAGATCCAAAGAACTTAGACAACTGGCTAAAAGACACAAACCAATGCTGTGATGGCGAATAAAACATATTCAAAAAAGAATCAGGAGAAACTAAAAATCTACCTGGAGAAAAAACAAAAAAATGGCAGCAAGAACATTGACACTAAATCAAGTGGTGCAACAAATCAAAGCAATAGCAGAGGCACACGAGCAAATTAATACTGTTTATTACGGTGACTTTGATGAGTTTCTAGGTGAGAGTGCAGACAATGTATATCCTGCCATGTACTTTGATTCAACCAATGCCAGCATCACTACCAGGACACTTTCACTGAATTTCAGTCTGTATTTCTTTGACAGAATGCTGCCTGAGAAAATCAATGAGACAGAGGCTGTGAGTGATCAGCTGAGTATTGCCCAGGACATCATTGCACAGATGCTGTATGAGGAATTTGAGTTTGAGATGCAGGACAATGTGCAGCTGACATTTATCACTGAGGACACACCTGACAATCTAGTGGCTGTAAAGGCTGACATCAGTTTGCAACTACCATTCACATCTGACAGATGTCAAGTACCAACAAACTACCAATATCCTAGCTAAAGCTATTTATCAGTATGGCAAATAAGAAAATATCAGAATTAGAATCCAGGGCATCCCTTAGTCTCAGTGACCTGATGGCTGTGGGTGATCCCAGCACTGGATATTTATATAAAACTACCATCAGTGATCTGAAAACTTTGACAGGTGCTGGGGTGGTTTCTTTCAATGGCAGATTTGGCACAGTGATGCCAGCTGAGGGTGACTACACATTGACACAACTAGGTGATGTGATCATCACCAGTGCAAGCAATGGCCAGTTGTTGCAATACAACGGATCAAACTGGGTGAACTGGACACCAAATTATTTGGTAGGGAATCAATCCATCACTTTGAGTGGTGATGCAACAGGATCAGGCACTACATCAATTGCTGTGACATTAGCAAACAGTGGTGTGACTGCTGGATCATATGGATCATCAACATCCATCCCAGTGATTACAGTTGATGCAAAAGGCAGGGTGACACTTGTATCTACAGCAACAGTGACCACTACACTAGCTGCATTGACTGATGTGTCAATTTCATCAATAGCAAATAATCAACTTTTAAAATACAACAGTGCCACATCAAAGTGGGAAAACTGGACACCAAACTATTTAACCAGCTATACAGAAACCGACACACTTAATAGTGTTACAGGCAGAGGCAACACAACAACAAATGACATCACTGTAGGATCTGTGACAGCTGCTGGACTTTCAAACTTACTAGGACAGATCAGAACATTTGCAACTACAGGCAACACATACATAGGGGCAAAC